GTTTTTTAATCAAATAAAGGATTCAAACGGGTGTTTGCGTGAAATGATTGAGGCAATTAAACCATCCATCAAATACACATGAAAAACGAACAAATCAATTTTGGCAATGGATTGTTGTTATTATTACAACGTGAATTCATCCGGGAATGTAAAATTGAACCGGCAACCGATGAAAACGGCAATCCAAAAACCGATGAAAACGGCAACCCAATTGATCGTGCCATTCATCCGATGAATTTTAATTTTGAAATGTGGTTGAAACACCATAAAATAGTAATTGAGAAATCCCAAATCATTCAAAAACCATTTAACATCGTAAAATGAACAAAGTATTTTTAATTGGAAACATCGGTTCGGATGTGGAACACAAAGATTTAAACACAACCCGTGTTGCAAATTTCAACATTGCCGTTAACGAACGAACCAAAAAAAACAACGAACCCATCGAAACAACAACATGGTTCCGGATTGCAACATTTGGAACGTTGGCCGATTTATCAAAACAATTATTGAAAAAAGGGCAAAAGGTGTTAATTGAGGGGAAAATCGAAATCCGGGAATATACCAATGCGGATGGATTCAAAACACGTGTAACAAACATCATTTGTGATGATTTCACAATTTTATCACCTAAAAATCCAAACACATGAAAACCATTAACAAAATTGCCATGATTTGGGCCGTTCCAATTTTCATCGTTATGGTGATGTTTATGGCCGGAAAAACATCCATTTCGTATTTGCTCAAATTGATATTTGTTAAATCCGGAACGGCCGATGCATTATCGTATTTGTTCAAATGGTTGAAATTGTTTATCGTGAAATACCAATGGAGGCAAATAAAACACGATAACAACCCAATCGATTTTGATATTCGCAATTGAGGCCATGAAATTTTGGAAAAAAAACACCATCATCGATTCGGGAATTGAGGTTGCCGATCGGAACATTCAATTTTTAATCAAACAACGGGAAATGATTGATAAACACATTGCCCGTTGGGAGGAACGCAAATCCAAATTAATAAACCAAAAACCAAATCCAAATGATAAATAATTTTGAGCAATTCACATTTGAATTAACGAATGAGGAAAAATTTGTGGTTCAAACCATCGTGAAACGTTTTAATGCTTTAAAAGGAAAACGGAACATCGTTACCGGGGAACAAATCCGAATCGGAATCAAAAACAATTTGCAAATCGATTTTACCGATTCCCGGATTCGGAAAATGATTCAATACATTCGGTTGAACAATATGGTGATGGGTTTGGTTGCATCATCAAAAGGATATTATGTTGCGGAAACAATCGATGAAATCCAACAATGGGTTGATTCGCTCAAATCACGTGAAAACGCAATTCGTGAAATCCGGGAAAAAGCCGAACACCAAATTGCCGAAATGAAATCACAATACAAACAAACATCGTTGTTTTTATGAAACCGAAAACCAAAACCGAAAAAATCGTTTTAATCATCATCGGTTTGCTTTTTTGTTTATCGATATTTGGCCCAATTGCAATTGCATATTTAACCGAATAAAACATTAACGATTGCCAATCGTATATGGCACCGGGCCAATCCAACGGCCGAAAATTTGGAGGGATGAAAAAAAATAAAAAGCAAAAGGATGAAAACACGTTGCAACACCGATTGGATAAAACCAATTTGATTTGTGAGGCATACGAATCCGGAAACGTAACAATCGAATCGTGTTGTGGTGAACATGGGATTTCGGTTCGAACATATACACAATGGTGTTCCAACCATTCCGAAATTGCGGAACGTTATAAAAAAGCAAAGGAAATTCACAATCGGATTGGTAAGGAATCAATTCGGGAAAAATCCGTGGATGGGTTGGTTCGTTTGATAACCGGTTATTGGGTTGATGAAACCGAAACGATGGAAATTTATGGGAAAACCGGCCAATTAAATGGGAAACGTGTTTTAACGAAACGGCGTTATGTTGGCCCGAATCCAACGGCCGTGATTTTCGCATTAAAAAACACCGATCCGGCCAATTGGGGTGAACAATTGAACATCGATGTTTCCGGCGAAAAACAAGTTTTCAAAATTGGTGAACAAACAATTGAATTCAATTGATGCCAAAAACACCATTAACACGATTGTTGGATTACATCATTATGATCGATGATGGTTCCATTCCGGTTAACATTTATTTCCGGATTGAAAATTTAATGGAGGCCGAAAATGATTTGATGATTCAAATGGTTGAATTGGGCCAATCCAAACCAACCCAAAATGCAACCGATATTGTTTCGAATGTTTTCCATAAATTTGAAAAACAATTGGATTGATATGAAAATAACACGTTCAACGGCATCCGGAAAAAAATATGCCGTTTCGGTTGATGGAAAAACAATCAATTTTGGTGCAAAAGGTTATCGGATAAAACCGGGAACACCGGCCGGGGATTCGTATTGTGCCCGTTCGGAAAAAATAAAAGGGGCAAACGATAACACAACACCAAATTATTGGGCCCGGCAATTATGGAGTTGTAAGGGGAATAAATCGGTTTCGGAAAAACCATTTTTTGGTAAATTTGATTTGCCATGATTGAGGTTAAACAATCCGTTATCGAAATGGCCGATAAATTGGTGGACAAATACCACGGCGTTTCGGGTGCAATTGAACATGCCGAAAAAAAAATTGATGAATGCATTGATTCCGGGTTTAAATACAAAAACGATAAAATGATGGATGATGGTTCAATTCGTTTTTGGGTTGATGTTCACAACGAATTAATTGAACGTTCAAATTTGGAGTTGTGAAAAATTTTTTAATGTGCAAAGGGTTTTTTGAACCGGATGAAAACGAACAATTGGAATCATTGGGTTTGCCAATATCCGATGAAATTAAATTGGTTGAAATGCGAATAAATGCAATCGATATTGTTGCATGGGTTGATGGTGGATATTATGAGGAATCAAAAACATGTGTGGTTCATTTGCGAAATGGAAAATCGTTTTGGATATTGGCACCAATTGAATTCATTGATGCATTAATGTTTTGATTGATGAACATTGTTTTCCAACCACATCCAAAACAATTGGAGTTTATGGAGGCCGTGTTTTCGTTCAAACACGAATGTTTAATGTACGGAGGTGCGGCCGGCGGTGGAAAATCTTATGTTTCGTTGGCAACATTAATTGCATTGGCCAAATTATTCCCCAATTCAAAATCCCATGTTATCCGGGAATCATTACCATCGTTGAAACGAACAACCATCCCAACGTTTTTTAAACTTTGCCCGAAATCGTTTATTCGTTCATATCATCAAACCGATCACATTGTTACATTCACCAATGGTTCAACGTTGGAATTTTTCCCGGAAAATTTTAACATGGATAAAAATTTAACCCGGTTCGATGGGTTGGAAACCAATTTTTTTTTAATTGAGGAATGCCAAGAAATCCAAAAAAAAACATTCGAAAAATGCAAATTGAGGGTTGGCCGGCATATCATCCCCAAACAACCACCACGTTTGATTTTATTAACGTGCAACCCATCCCAACAATGGCCCAAAACCGAATTCCACGAACCATCCGAAAAAGGATTGTTAAACCCATCGTATTTTTATAAACGTGCGTTAATGGTTGATAATCCAACGTTGCCGGATGAATATTTGGCCGCAATGGAAAATTTGGATGATGTTACACGGGCCGTGTTCGTGAATGGTGATTGGGATGTTGTGGATGTTGAACGGCCGTTTGCATACGGGTTTAATAAATTCAAATCGGTTAAACCAAACATCCAAATCAAACCCAACGAACCCATCATTTTATCGTTCGATTTTAACGTTGATCCAATCACGTGCATTGCCGGCCAATCGTTCGGTGATAAAATCCAAATCATTCGTGAATTCCGATTGAGGAATTCGGATATTTACCAATTATGCCAAACCATCCGGGCCGAATTCGGGGATGTGTTTTATTATGTAACGGGTGATGCATCCGGGGCCAATCGTTCGGCCATGACAAAAGGAACATTAAATTATTACATGATTATCCGGGATGAATTGGATTTGCCAAAATCATCG